TAGTAAAGAATTACCGTGGGTCACACTTATGTTAAAAATTCCCGATAGGCCGCCGCCTTGTCCAGAGAAACCAATTGCTCCTGCATTACCGCCGCCACCATATGGAGAAAAATTGCCATTGCTGTTATTTGGGCCGTATCCGGTTCCGGCTCTACCGACAACAATAATAAATGTTGACGACAATCCGGTGAGAGTAATAGTTCCTGCTGAATATCCTCCTGCGCCTCCAGAATTACCTGGGCTTCCCCCGCCTGCTCCCCACATCTTAGCATTTAATTTAGTGAGCCCGGTTGGTATACTGAACGACTGATTCGATCCTGTATAACTATATGTAACAGTAACCGGCGCTTTAACAGATATACTAAATTCTCTAGTTGACGAATTACCAGAAGGGTCGGTTGCACCAATAGTAAATGTATATGTTGTGTCTGAAACTACGGCATTTGGTGTTCCGGAAATTACTCCGGTAGATGTATTCAATGAGGTACCTGTTGGTAAACTTCCCGATACAAGCGAATAGGTAATTGCTTGACTATCCGGGTCGGATGCAGACACAGATACTGAAAAACCTAATCTCATAACATCATAACAAATGCTTATCAATCCGGCAGCAGTTTGCCAAGTCGGTGTTCCCCCACAATCGATTAACCCAGCAGTTTGACATATTAATCCAGAACCGTTAATTACTTTAATCGCTAATGGTTCTTCAGATACTGTAAAGATTCTTGGTGTAGTAACAACAAGTTCTGCAGAATTTACAAATGTTACTGTCGATGCTGAATATTCTGTTCCGGAATTCGTAATAAATTTAACAGATGCTTGAGAGTCAAAATATGATCCATAAAGATTAAATGTAGTCCCGGATGTTCCATTAAATGTTGTTGGAGATATACTAGTTACTATCGGTGGTGGTGCAATAGCAATCCACCCACTAGAATTGTATTGTTCTAAATTTTCTAGAGTAGTATTATATCGTATCATTCCAACTGATGGGCTCGCAGGTCTTTGTGCTGTTGTGCCTACTGGAACAACAAAATCACCGGTTGAAATAACATTGTTAACTGTAATATTAGTAGTTGAATCAACTAGTTGTCCTTGTAATTTTGTTAATGACATGTGGTTATTCCGTATTGCCTTGTGACAATAATTCAGTTTGTTTTTCTTCTGCTGATTGTATCCATTGTTGATTAAATGCTAGCAACACCATTTCATCTTTGGATCCTGGAATTTGAATATTGTTTTCTAGACATTTTTCAACAGTAATTTTGACAATTTCTTCAATAGCAACTCTTGCTCTTTCGTGAGCTGCATTTTGAATCCAATCATCCACTGATACTGAAATGTAAGACATTGCTTTTTCTTCTGCTTCTGAATAATTTATTGTGTAAACTGTCATATCTTAACCTACTAAAAATCCCGAAAATCTCCCCCAAGGAGTTTGACTAACGTATGTATTGCCGGTACCGGAAATATAAATTCCAACTGTAACATTATCGTTTGCTGCCAAATATGTACTTACGGAAACCATTGATGATCTATTAGATGTTCCAGCTGCATAACCGCTTATTTCCGACCTAACTCTAATCGAACCATTCACGTTGATATAAGCATCATTTCTTGTCGATGTGCTTGTTACAAACGATGACCATGTGAAATGATAGAATCCTGCTACAGGAGCAGTAAATGTGCCGTTAGCCGGATTGAAATTATTGTTTCTGTCTGTCATTTCTGACCAAGTTCCTGCGATAATCTGATCTCCACCATTTAATGTATAGTTTGCAGGCGGGACAGCATCAAATGCTGGTTGATTTGGTACTGTTAATCTTCCAGCTGGATCGATTGTGACTGCGGGTCCCGTTGCGCCACTCCCAGGGTATGCTGCGGGCCAAAATTTTATGCCGTTGTTAGAATCTTGGTCGTAGTTGAATAAATGTAGCCCTCGTGCAGAACCACCTGTCTCTAGTGAAGTCCCCGTCAGTCCTTTGTAGTAGCTATTTGTAGATCCGGCCACGTTATAACGCATAGCTATAGTGCCGTTATAGTTTGTTGTGATGGAGTTGTCTACATAAAGGCGCGACCCTGCGGCATTTGAAGTGGATCCGATTCCCAGATTCCCACTCGCATCAAGCGTCATCGCCTGAGTGAAACTTATTGCTGCACCTGCTGTGCCGGAGGGGGCGTTGTACCAACGGTGTTCCCCGCGATACTGCATATATAGTGTTGCGGCATAAGACCCAATGTAGGTTGGAGCTGAAGATGCCTGTCGGTAAGAATTGCAGGAAATTTCCAACGCGCCGTTGGCCGTAGTGTCGGAAGATATAGTGCCTTGAGCAGCAATCTGAATTGCTTTGTATCCGCTGTACCAAGCACTCGGCGTCACGCCCAGACCGAGGTTGCCGGAGGCGTCTTTGTATAACTGACCAGATCCAACATTAAGCACACCGGTGCTTCCTGTTAGTGTTCCTGTATAAGAAAGATTATTAATACTAATGTTACTGTCTAATTTTGCTGTTGTTACAGCGCCGTCTACAATTTTAATAGTAGATACTGTTCCGTCACTAGGAACACCAACATTCATAACATCGCCTAGTAGTACTCCATAAAATGACATTCCCGCAGTAGGTGCCGAAGAAAAAGTAATAGTCGAAGTAGCTACTGTGTAGGCAGTTAACGGTTCCTGTGGAACACCGCCAATTACAATTATTACATTTTGTTCATTCCCAAGTGTTACTGCTGTTCCATCAACTTCTAATGTAAACGAAACAAGTACTCCGTCAAATTGATCTGAAATATCGTCTAACTTTCGAAATCCACCGGTTGCATATGTGCTGTTAATTGCTGTCCATGCTGTGCCGTCATATCGGTATGTTAACCCGCTGTCTGTTGTAAATATCTGCCCTGTCGTGGGCGTTGATGGAAAATTAATTGCTGTCATTTTGTTATTACCATTTATCTGCAGGGCATTTTGCAAAACTGAGTCGTGTTTTTACCGGCATAAAACATCCGCAATGCTCACACAGATTTATCGAATTTAAACTATCACACGATTTACATATTGTCATTCGTTCTTCAAATTTAGATATTTCTATATCTCTGTTAAGAGTTTCGTCGTTCCATTGATCGTTCATAATTATACCGGCGATGCCGTATCCATCCAAATCCAAAATTTCCATTGTCCAGTAGAAAGATTATAGTTTGGTCCTGAAGTACCAAATCCCATTCTTAGTGAGGTAGGATATGAACCACAAGATCCGTCAAACCCTGCACCAACTGATCCTGTTGAATTTGGCCAATTACATGGTGCTTGACTTGAGTTATACCATCCCATACCACCAGAGTTTCCTAAGAACACATAATAACCTGACATATTTCCTCCTGATGAGGCCGTTGCAGACGATCTACCATTATATGCTTGATATGTGCTAAAATATGAGTAGTAATTTGTTCCGTCTTTATCAACACTTAGTCCTTTCCATGGCACGCTATTACCTAACCAATCTGTTCCAACTAAACTTCCACTTTGTGATCCTGACTGATTTATCCAGGTCATTAATACCCAATCTTTAGAATCTACCATACCAAAATTTATAGTTGTCTGAATGGCTGAGTTTTGTCCTAACCCTGTTGTGTTTATCCAGTAAGTTCCGCTAGATGTTATTCCTAATGTATTTCTTAAATAATACGGTGTAGTTGCCCTTGCGGAGGTTGAACCGTCTCTTGCCGGATTAACTATAATATTAAAAGTGCGGGGTAAAGATACAGAATTATTTACAGCACTAATTGTTTGAGTGTATGTAGTTGTTGACGAAACAGTTGACGATATTGAACCACTGATTAATCCTGACGACGAATTTAAAGTTACTCCGAACGGAAAAGATCCAGAATCTAACGAATAAGTTACTGCTCCATCTGGATCTGTTGCACTTAATGTAATATTAACCGAAGATATGTCGTTAACTGTTGCTAAATTACCAGCCGAAGTAACCCATGATGTATCTCTATCGACTAATCCAGCATTAATAATCGAAGTTTCTAATCCGGTTGGATTTGTAACTACTATATTGTAGTATGCTCCTCCAACATAGTTCACTGCTGCTGCATTAGTTGTTGCAGTAAGTTGATTTGAACTAACATAAGAAGTAGTTAATGCACGTGTTGTATTTGAAACTCCTGCACCGGTTATCGATACAACTGACCCTGCTGTAAAATTCGCACCGTTTATTGTTAAGGTAGTATTCGAATCGGCATTAATGATTCCTGTAAAACTTGTTGCAACCGGTGGAGGAGCAACTCCTTGCCATCCTGATTCGTTATATTGTTCAATACAGCCCATTGTTGTATTATATCGCATCATACCGATAGTAGGACTTGCAGGACGTTCAGATGTAGTTCCACTCGGAAGTGTGATTGAGTTATCGTTAACTACTAGGTTTGATAAATTTCGTGCGTTACTCATTTGTTATATTTATTTTATATATTAATTAATATTAAAACTGTGTTAGTTGTTAGATCCCCATGGTAGATCTTTAACTACCATATTGAATATTGTTCTAGCTCTGTATTCTTTTTCCAATTCAAGTGCTTTATCTTTAAATTCTTGTGATGATCTTACCCAAGTTTCTACATCGTTAACTGCTAATTCAGAATAGGGAGTAAATTGGCCAGGAGTAGGATCGTCAAGTATAGTAGTAGCACCAACTGTTATAAACATATCCTCTCCAGTTGGACCTTGATATGGAAGTTTTTTTGATAGCTGCCATACAACTTCTAAAACTACATCAGTTAGTTCATTATAATCTTCTACTACATGCAAAGATAAAATTAATAATTTTTCCATTTCTTATCCCGAAATAACTTTTCTTAATATAACTTTTTGCTCACCAATATATAATGTGTTAAAGCCTGTTACTTTTATTCTTAAATAAAATCCTGAAGATACCCAAGTAGTATGCGAACTTGCATTGTAATATGTTCCGGTATATTCTGTATTGTTGTTAGAATTGTATATTACAACTGCTGAAATTGGAGTTCCATTGTATGAATATAACGATGATGATGTAACATTGATGTTGTATGCAGATCCGCCCCAATCTACTCTACAGCCTATCCAACGTTTTTCGTATGCTCGATAATATCCAGAGCCTCCTCCGTTAGTATTAACCAGGACAGCAACTTCATATATTCCTCCGGTATCTCGGGTTAACGCAAAGTCATAAATTGTATAAGTTCCGTTGAACGATGACCAAGTTGGATATACTATTTCAGAAATGCTGTCTCCTATTATTGTTTGTTTAGAGGAAGATACAGTACTGGTATAGTTGTATCCAATACCGGTTACATAGTCGCCTACTACAACATTATTGTTTGATGATGTAACAAATTGTCCTGCTCCTCTTCCTATAATTACATTTCCAGTTCCGGTAGTAATACTTGAACCTGCAGCGTACCCAATACCTATATTGCCATTGCTGTAGAGTCGTAAAAAGTCATAAGTTCCGTTTTGTCTAATTGAAAAACTTGAATCAGTGTTAGTCCCTATATCATATGATATTACTCCGCTAGAAGTTAACGTCAGGTCTGCTCTTCCTGACGATGCAACAAATCTAGCACAATCGGCGTCTGTTCCTTGAACAAGAAATTTATAACCCGACGAACTAGTAGCGCCTATAATCATATTTCCGTCAGCATCAATCCTTGCTCGTTCTGTATTTCCTCCAGAAAGGAAACAGATTCCACCTGATGAATAGTAGTTAGCAATCACAATGTTTCCTGCACCACCAACTGCACCGGTTATTCCGGTTCCATTTAAAGCAAACGCACCACTAATGCCTCCGACTACCGGTTCAAATAAACATGCACCGGTAGAATTATTATTCTCCGATCTAATTGCTACATTGCCAGCGTCAGCAACACCGTATACATGTAGTTTTCTCGAAGGAGAACTCGTCCCAATACCAATATTGCCAGAAGTGTCTTTATATAACTGTCCAGAACCAATATTCAATACACCGGTTGAACCAGTTAATGTTCCAGTATAAATTAAGTTCGGTAATGATAAGTCACCAGTTAATGACCCGCCGCTTATTGGCAATACGTTAGCTAACGAAGAAGAATTTAAACCAACAACATCAATTATTGATCCAACGGTTGCACCGACAGCTAATACTGCCGCAGTTCCGGAACTTGTAGTAACATCTGTTCCGTTAACTAACTTCACACCGTTTAAAAATACATCAATACATCCCGGAGTATAACCCCCGCTAATAGTAAAAGACGTTTGACCTGCGGATGCAATGAACTGTTGTCTTACAGGAATAGATATTAGTCCTGCTTGGTTAGGACTTGCATCAACCCATTGGCTGCTACTACCATCATTGTAATAAACAAACATTCGGCCTAATTCACTATTCCACCATAATCGACCTGCTACAGGACTAGTAGGCGGTGTATCTGAAACTGTAACCGATCCGCCAATTGATCCCCATCCTGCACTAGTGTAACCTTCGAAACTGCTTAGTTCACTATTGTAGCGAAGCATTCCGTTTTCGCCTGTTGGTCTTTCGCCAGTAGTACCTATCGGAATAATAACAGCATCGGAAGCATCAATATGTAATGTGGCAGACGGGGATGTTGTGCCAACACCAATCTTACCATCAACTGTTTTGTACAGTTGTCCCGAACCAATATTAACAATTGCTGTATCACCTGTAAACCCATTAATTGTTGGATTAGTTAATGTTTTATTTGTTAAGGTATCAGAAGTATCACGGGCAACTAAAGTATCAGTTGCAGCAGGTAATGTTATTGTGCCAGATGATGTAGCTGATGATTGTAATGTTGTGGTGCCCGAAGTTGAACCGGAAAAAATAACACCATTTAACGATATTTTCTTATTTGAGTCTCGAATAACAACGGTTGAGGCGGTATTATGAATATCGCTATCATATCCATCTAGTAAGTCTGCATTTAAGTTACTTACCTTAGTTGTTGAAGATAAAATTAACGGAGCAGTTCCTGTTGTAACTGTCGATGTATATTGGGTTGCTGAAACTGTTGATTGTCCAGTAATTGTGCTGGTAACATTTAAGGTTGAGCTCAAAGTAGTTGCACCAGTAACATCCAATGTTGTACCGATAGTAGCAGATGTAGTTACATCTAAACTAGAACTTAATGTTGTTTCGCCGGTTACATCTAATGTAGTATTAAATGTTACTGCACCGTCTGCTTCTAATGTACCTTCAGTATGAACATTACCAGTAGTATCAGCAACTGTAAATGCTGTTGTGTCGACGCTAATGCCACCGTTTAATGCAGCATTTCCGGTGATTAATAATCCGCCCGCTTTAATAGTACCATAAGTACCGGAAAACACTCCATTAGTTTCTGTTCCGTCTGAATAGTATTCAAGATAGCCGGTATCGTTTGCCCAACCAAAAAATGCAAATTTATCAGTTGTTTTAAAATAATGTATCTTAAAACCAATATCTCTTCCGTCATCATTAATTAATGGATCTCCACCTGGGGGGTTATGAAGATCGATAATAGAATCACTAACACTATAATTTGTAGATTCGATAGTATAATTTTGACCGTTAACAATAATGCCGCCATTAATTGTAAGGTCTCCTAAAATAGTTGTTAAACTATCGCTGACTGTAATTGCTGTAGTTCCGTTAGCAGTTAAAGTTATATCGCTATCGAGTGCAACACTTACATTACTTGTACCGTTGTTAATTGAATCAAGTGCTACAGGCGCCGGTGCTGAAGTAACACTCGATGTTACAGATAATGCTCCCGAATCGTCTGTAATTGTTAAACTACCGATAGTGATACTACCTGGACCTACATAAACGTGATTCCATCTATTGCTAGGTGTTCCTAGTGTTAAAATATTATCAACATTAGGCGCTATGTTTGTAGCAACCTTAGTAAAGTATTGTCTTACCGCAGCTTCTGTGGGTAATGCAGCATTACTATTTCCGCTTAATGTTGAGTCGCTTGAAAATTCGTTAACTACTTCGCCAACTTGTGCGCCAATGCTACCTAATCGTAAACTTGTTAATCCTGATAGGTCAAATGCACTTGCATTAAGTGTTGCTCGACCGGTTGCTTGATCGACTCTAAAATATTCACCTACTCTAAAATTACCATCTTGGTCTGTGCTAACATAGAATACACGAGCAGGAAATAATTCAATAACTTCGTTACCTTGACTCGGAGTAACTAACGGTTTATCAGGATAATTTGTTGTTGTAATTCCACCAGTTCCGATATCGAGGAAGTCGTGTCCGGTTAATCTTATATTTGAATATTCATTTCTAATGATAACTGCATCGTTATCAAAACTTTCAACTGCTTTTTCGCCTGCAAGAACAAGCACAACAAAGCCGGTAATAGGATCAAATTCTGCTACATTTTGTATAACATAAGAAGTTGGATCACCGCTTACAAATTCAATACTTGATCCCGGTTTTGGTTCTTCATCTAATCCGTCAACTACTAATACAAATTCATTTTGGCCATGTAATGCATTTGACGTAAGTGTAACACTTCCGCCTCCGGACGAAGTAACTACTTCGTTATTTTGGAACGGGGTTACTGATGTTAATGTATAATAAATTTTATCTGCGGTTGGTTGGAAATTAGTTACTGTACCAGTTGCGCCACTTGTTGCTCCGGTGATTGTATCACCTTTGTCAAAATCTCCGCCTGTTAATGAAGTTGGGGTATAGAATAGCGTATTGCCGTATAAATTTCCGGTGAGAGTGTCTTCATCAACATTATAACCAGATGATAAAGATCCGTATGTACCGTATGAGTTGTTACCGTTTAGCGCACGAATTTTGCCGCCGCCAGTTGCTGCATATCCGATATGGCAATAGTAGGTAAAACATGAAACGATTTCAGCTTTACCATTATCTTTCATCCAAAAGCCAACACCTAAATCACTAATAATAGTATATCCATGGAATACCATCGATTTAATACCGGTTGCATGAATACTACCATCAACAATCGCGCCAACTGACCCCGATGACTTTGCTGTACATTCGATGACATATGGTGATTTAACTACAATAGGTGTTGCAGGATCAAATGCAACATAGACGCCGCCTATTGTAGAATTTTCAATATCTTTGTCGTCGAGCAAATATGCTTGAAAACCAGTTAATCCGATAAAGTGCATCTTGTTTAACAATGCACCGTCACCGAGCTGCCACATTGTTTCTTCTTCAAATCCGGTAGCCGGTTGAACAATTGTAGTACGTATGCTATCTCCAATGATTGAGACAAAACTTGGAACAACGATTGGTAGTTGTTCTGTATAGGTGCCGGCTGCAATACGAATAGTTGCCGGACCTGTTATTTGTGTACAAGCATACTGAATGGTTTCAAATGCAAGACCCCAAGATTTACCACTATTTGTATTACTTCCGTCTGGACTTACATAATAAACATTATCGGTTGTTTCAACTTCGATATCAGTTGACCCGTCAAATGCTATTCCGTTGATATTAACCGGTGAATCTAACTTTGTTGCCGAGTCTGCATTTCCTTGCAGTACAAATGTTTTTAAATCAGCTACTGTTGTTTTTTTGCTGGTTAAAATTCCGCTTGGATCAACTACAGGAACAATGATAGTCCCATCTACTACTGATAACGGTATAAGTTCTGAAAATTTAATCGACATTATTATCCTCGAATAAACGAGTATCCTGTTCCACCAGATACATATGTTTCTATTTCTTTATCTAATTTTTCAAGTTCTTTTTCTGCTTCTTGTATCAGTGCGCTACCGTTTAATTGAATTGTTCCACCACCGCCTGGGCCGGCAATACTACCGAATAGGCTACGAGCTTGTCCTAACATACTTTTACAAGTTGCCAATGTATAATCATATAACCACTGTTTTGCATAGATATCAGTTAATAATGCAAAATCTGGTCTATAATTATGTGTTTTTAATAAAATCTGTTCGCCTTGTGCAAAAGGTCTTTGTAATATAGTGAGAGTGTGTGTTTGAGGCTTCCATTTGAATTCGATAAAAGAACCGAACATCCGACCGACTAATTTTTGATATCCTGCAAATAATTCGTATGTTGCGAGTCCGCCCATCATGCTTCCGCTTAATAAGTAGGTGTTAGTGTATGCTAGATTGAAAGGCTCAAACAAAGTCCCGCCGCCACCTAATCCGGTTCTCGATCCAATAGCTCTTCTAAATACACTTTGTACTTCAATTACTTCATCTGGTAGTCGATATTCGTTTTGATCTTGATGTAGTTCTAAAAAGCTATAACTTTCTTCTACAGCATTTGGACTTCTTTGTCTAAATCTCGTTAATGCACGATTAAGTGCAGTTTCATAATGTTGAGGATCTAAGTCAAGATCAATCATTCCGTCGCCTAGCATTAGACGAACATATTCAAAAACTTTATTTCGTTCAATTAACGATGTAGTGTCAGACATAATACCTCTCCAAGTATATTTATGCGATAAATATAGTTAATAAGTGGGAGATTGCTTTGCCTCGTATTTCTTTATATAAACCAGAAAAAGGTAATAATTATCGATTCATCGACAGACAAATATCGCAAATGTTTCAGTTTGGCGGTACCGATGTTTATGTTCACAAATACCTTGGTCCGAAGAATCCAGACGAAGGTACTGCGGATCAACCGATATACGATGAGATTAAAGAAACAAACATACAAGATATGTTGTTTTTAGAAAATCGAGATCGAAAGTACGATCAAGAAATTTATAGAATTCGCGGTATTTATAATGTTCAAAATATCGATTTCAACCTTAGTCAATTTGGGTTGTTCATCGATAATGACACTCTTTATATGACGGTGCATATTAACGACTTTATTAAATATGTCGGCCGTAAACCATTGTCGGGCGATGTAATGGAACTGCCACATTTAAAAGACGAATTTGCGTTGAACGATTATGATATTAGTTTACCTAGATATTATGTTATTCAAGATGTAGGCCGTGCAAGTGAAGGATTTTCCGCTACTTGGTACCCGCATTTATATAGACTTAAACTAACCAAGTTAGTTGATGGACAACAATTCTCTGACATACTTGATAAACCTGCAAGCGACGAATCCGATATGACCTTGAGAGATTTATTAAGCACTCATGCAAGAGAATTAGAAATTAATGATGCTATTGTTCAGCAAGCCGAAGCAGATGCGCCAATGAGTGGTTACGAAACTAGACAATTTTATACATTGTCGGTTGATAAAGATACCGGAAAATCATTATTAACTACAACTGACACTTCTACTATCGACGCCAGTTCAATGGGCACAAGTGTGTTAGCTAGTGGTCAAAATGCTGTTCCGTTACGAACAGGATACACTGGATACTTGGTTGGAGATGGTTATCCTGTTAACGGTTATGTATTTGGGCACGGTATTCAGTTTCCAGCAAATGCAGCAGCAGATGACTTTTTCTTAAGAACTGACTTTATGCCAAACAGGTTATTTAAATTTGACGGTATTCGGTGGATACGAATCGAAGATGCCGTTAGGATGAATATGACTAACAACGATGTTAGACAAACACTTAAAACAGGATTTATTAATAATTCTGATTATATCTACACTAACGAACTAGCGACTGATTTTGTGTCATTAACAGAAGGACAATATGTAATTAACACTGAGATCGATTTTATGGAAACGCAATATGTTTGCTTAAAATTAGAAAATACTCAAGTAATTACGGTAGAAGTAGGATATTCATCTGCAGAGAATCCTTCGTTAATTACATCATATACAGACTCTTCTTTATCACAGAAAGTTAGGATTACATTACCTGAAATTAACGGAACACAACAAACTATTCCTTATTCAGGTACTTGGAGACTTCGTTTATGCGATACTAGAGAAGCAGTTAGACAAAGTCTCTCAAAAGCTCTTAGACCAAAGGCGGATTTATAATGCTTCATTTCTACGATGCTCAGATTAGACGGTACATTACACAAACTATTCGTGTATTAAGTAATTTTACAGTAAAATATAGCGACGGAACATTGGTGAGAATCCCGGTACTATACGGCGATTCTGATAGACAAGCAGCTAGTATTATTCGACAAAATTCAGAAAATAAGATTAATTCAGTTCCGAGAATTAGTGTATACATTTCCGGTCTAAGTTTAGATGCAAGTCGGTTATCTGATTCAACATATATCGGAAAAATGCATATTCGAGAAAGAGGTGTTGATTCGACTACTGGAGAGTATACTAACGAACAAGGTAGGAATTATACGATCGAAAAAATAATGCCTACACCGTATAAATTAAAGTTAAAAGTTGATATATGGACTGCAAATACCGATCAAAAATTGCAAGTAATGGAACAACTTTTAATTTTGTTTAATCCAACTTTGGAATTACAAACTACTGATAACTACATTGATTGGACTAGTTTAACTTCTCTTATTTTAGAAGATATTATGTGGTCTAGTAAAAGTGTTCCTGTTGGAGTAGAAAATCCTATTGACATTGGAACGTTAACTTTAGATGTTCCTATTTGGATTAGCCCTCCTGCTAAAGTTAAACATCTTGGCGTTATTACAAAAATTATTACTAGCATGTATGACGGCACATATACTAACCCTACTGGTTATGTCGACGGTTTAGGTATTGATACCGCTGAACCTACTACATCTATGGATGCCGAGTTAACTAGAATCGTTACTACAATCACAGAGTTTAACATAGAAGTTTTCAATAACCAAGTTATTCTATTAAGCCCGTCCGAAGCAGTAGTAGCCGGTCCTACGAGATTAGACATGCCTGTTCGATTAGGCACACCTATTAATTGGGAAGAAGTATTTTCAAAGTATCCACATCAATATGTTGCAGGGTCAAGCCGGTTATTTTTAACACAAACTAACGGAACAGAGATAGTCGGAACAGTAGCTGTCGATTCGTATGATAATACTATATTAAGAGTTAATTGGGACGAGGATACTCTTAACACTAATACAGGAATTGATTCTAACGGTTTATTTGATTACGAGCCAGGATACGATGCAGCTGGCAGCAATCGACCAGGAAGTCCCGGAACGTTCGATGCTATCATCAATCCATTAACATTTAATCCACGACGTCCATTGAAGGAATATACTGATCAACCAGTATCAACTGGAATTAGATATTTGATTGTTGAAGATATTGGTAACATTGTTAACGATGATGGGCCTGATGCTTGGAAATCGTCAAGCGGTGTTGACTTTATTGCCAACGCCAATGACATTATCGAATGGGACGGGAATCAATGGAATGTTATCTTTGATTCTGTTCAAAAAACTAATGTAATGGTGTGGCAAACTAATATATACACAGGAATCCAGTACTTATGGAATGGTACTATGTGGATTAAAAGTTTTGAAGGTATATATAAAGTTGGCCAATGGAAGCTAGAACTGTAAGAGATAAAATTGTTTGTAGTGGTGCGTTGATATATTCAACAGAAACCAAAAGAGTCCTATTATTGCAAAAAGCCCATGGTAAAAATCAAGGAACTTGGGGGTTAGTCGGGGGGACAAACGAACCTAACGAGTCAGTCTGGCAAGGGTTACAACGAGAAATAAAAGAAGAGATAGGGTTCTTTCCAGAGATTATCAAAACTTTTCCTATCGAGTCGTTTATGTCAAACGACAAAGTTTTTAATTTTTATACTTATTTGTGTATTGTTGAAAAAGAATTTATTCCTACATTAAGTTTAGAACATTGCGGATGGGCATGGTCTACTATTGATAATGCTCCAAGACCGTTGCATCAAGGGCTTAGAAATAGTTTTTCTAATAAAATAATAAGAACAAAGATTCAAACTATTTTTGAGTTAATACAACTTTTATGATAATTGTTACCGGAGCAAACGGATTTATCGGGTCAAACTTAGTAAAACATTTGTTAACGCAAGGGCATGATGTTCGCGGAGTAGATTTTGAATCTCGTAATTATAATATTAATTGTATTAACTTTATTGC